GCTTGATGATATTACTGCTCTAATTTGATCTATTGATCTTTGATCAACATTACCGCTTATATTAATTGTATTATTATTTACTACTGAACCTTGCATACCTACTTTATCTCTTGGTATAACAACTTCACCTGGTGTTAATAATGCAGGTACTCTATCAGTATATGGTGCACCACCTGGTACAACACCACCTTCATTCATTTTAAAGAAGTTTAATAATGAGCCTAGTCCAGATGTATTTCCACCACCTTTACTTTTACCAATACTTCCACCTATAAAATTTAAAAACTTAGAAGCTGCTGCTTTTACTTGCATTCTAATTAATTCACCAATAAATGCGTCAGCTAATGATTTAAAATCAGCCTTACCTGTATGAACCATTTTTGCTATTTCATCAGTTGTATCTTCAAATACTGTTTTACCAAATTCTTGAAAATTACCTAATGTATCATTTGCAGAAGTCATAGCTTCTTGAATACCCTTTTTCAAACCTTCAAACATTTCACTAGTTTTTTCAGTAGTTGTTTGTGCTGCTGCACCAACATCAGCTTCAAGATCATCAAGTTCACTATAATCTGCATGAACAGCTACTCTTATTTCTGGTACTTCTTCATCAAATTTATGTAATGATTGAAATATTTTTTCTTCTAATTCATCAATATTAGATGATACATCAATATTTACTCCCGGTATCTTATTAAAGAAATGAACTAATTGAAAAAATTTTAACTTTAATTTATCTATTTGTCTTATAACAAAATTTATTGCTTTATTACCTAATTCTACTAATTCTTTATGAAATAAAATAATACCTACTACAGCTGCTTGAATTACAGTTAAAAGTATACCAATAGGATTGGCTCTTATAGCAACATTTAAAGCATGAAAACTAATTGTTGCACCTCTAACTGCTGTAGTAAATAAAGCAAATTGTGCAACTAATCCTGTAATAAATGTACCTATTTTTAATCCAATAAATATTTTAAATGCTGTAATTAAGTTATCCATATTTTTAGCTAAAAACTTAATTGCTTTTTCAATATTTTTAAATGCTTTTGCTAATCCCTCACCAATAGATTTAGCTAAAGCTTTTAATTGTTTATCATTTTCTTTAAAATTACCAACAAGGTCTATTAATTGTTGTTTTAATCCAGCAAATAATGGTTGTGAAGCTGCTTGTCTAAATCTAAAATATCCGTCTTCTACAAATGAAACTTGTGCTTCTAATGTATTTTCAAAATCTTTTGTTGCTTTAGAAAATTGACCGCCATTAGCAAATACTTCAAAAAACCTTTTCTTAGTATCTTCAATTGATACTTTAGCACCAGCTTCAAAGCCTAACATTGCTCTAACGCCTCTTTCTCTAAATATATCAGCAGATGCTATACCACCAGCAAATGCTCTTTGAATTTGTGTTGCAGTAATAGCAAAATCAAGACCTGTAGCTGCAGCAACATTACCTGTTACTTCTAATATTTTAGCTAAATCGTCAGCATCTTTAGAAATAACAGCTAGGTTACCAGAACCAGCAGCAATTGCTTCTAGCGAGAAAGGAACTCTACTAGCAAATTCATTTAATACATCAAATGCTTTTCCACCCTCTTCAGCTGAATTAAATAACAATTTAAATCTAACTTGTAATGATTCAGTAAGTCTTCCTGCAGCAAATGTATCTTTTATAAATTTACCAATACCAAAAGTAACAGCAGCTAATGATGCAGCAACTCCAACCTTTAGTGTTGTTGCTAATGATGCAAAAGTAGCTTTTGACCTAGCAGCAGCAAATTCTAAATTTTTTAATCTTTTAGCCGCTATAGTTGCATTAAGGCTCATTTTATTTAAACCATTTTTTAATGCATCTACTTGGCTCTGTCCCTTAACATTAGTTAATATGTCTAATCTTACAGCCATTATTCCTTATCCGTTAGTTATGTCAATACTAACTGAATCAAAATACTTTCTAAAAGCAGCCTCTATAAATTTAGTAGGTGCTTGTTGAGAATGTCCATTGTTAAGGAATTCTATATATGTTGTACCGTTTGTGACAATAATTTTATTTGGTTTATCTTTAGGAACCAATATATTTATATTTGATGATACAGGTGTTTGTTGATTAAAGTATGTTTCAGTGTATCCTATATACCAGCTATTTCTAGCTTGTCCAGTATCAACTGGAGTTGTTAATTTTACATCGGCAAAAGCTTTTAATGCTCTTGATCTAAATTCCTGCTCAACTGCTTTATCAATATCTCTTTGAAGATTATTAACAGCTGATTTTAGACCAATAGTAGTTATTGCCATTATAATACCTTACCTTTATTTTTTCCTTCCTTAATAACATATCTTTGTGTACCATTGGCACCAATTTCAACTTCTGTTTTAAGGTTTCTAAATAATTCTTTTTCTTTTTTAGTCTTATTAGTAATAAAGATATATTCTTTTAATTTTCTTAATATTCTCATATTACCTTTCAAGCGGGCAGCTTTACCCGCCCTACTATTTTGATTTTTTAGCTAAACTTTTTAATTTATTAAAGCCAGCTTCTAATTTTAAATCTTTTTGATGATTACTATTTTGTAATAGTTTTAACGAAGGAAATAAATCATTTATTTTAAGAGGACTTTTACCTTGATATGTTGTTTGAGCTATTACAGCAGCTCTATGATCATCTCTCCAACCATACGGTCTTGTTTCAAAATACTTTACCCAGCCCATATATTCTTTACTGGACATATTATAAATAGTATCTAAAGTAACACCTAATTGAAAAGCTAATTCATATTCTGCTAGTTCTTCTTCCCCAAGTCACCACCTTTGTCATCTTTAGCAGCTAAACCATTATAAAGAAGAATTTCTTGTGATAGTCCAGTTAATGCTTTAATTGGAAAGTTTTCAAAGTCTGAATCTTTCATATCTTCAGCACCAACAACAGCTTCTCTAAAAATAACAGACAAAGTTTTTAAACCACCAACATCTTCAGCTTTAGTTTTATCTAAAGTTTTTTGAAGTTCTTTTATACCTCTAACTGTTAGTTGTTTTATTTCCACTTCTTGATTTAGAAATGGTATTTTCTTCGTTATTTGTTGTATTTTTATATGTTTCATTATTTATCCTTATTATCTACTTCATTTTCATATGTTTTATCATGTTCATCTGTTGAATTATTTGGAACATTTTCTTCAACCTTATTTTCCCCTATAGGTTTTTGATATAAATGTTTATTATTTGATTCAAAGTCTTCCATCATTTTTCTTATTTTGTGTAAAACGTCTAATGTTTCAAAAACTTGTTGTTTATCTTCTACATCTTTTAATCTATCATAAGTTTTTCTTATGGATGTATCTATAGATTTCTTTATATGTAAAGAAGTTATTCTTAATACATAATATTTATTAAAAGGTTTATTAACCATATTATTATCCTATTTTATTATTATTATTTAATTAAGCTGGGCAATTAAGCCCAGCCTAAAAATTTTTTATTATGCGTCTGCAAACGGACCTGTGTAGTCAGTTGAAGTACTTAAAGTCAAAGTTGCCTGATTTGAATCAGTCAAATTTGGAGATACTTCAAAAGAAGCTACTTGGCCTTTTACGTAAAATGCAGCATTATCACCAGTAGATGCGTTTTTAACATCTAGCT